CAATATCTCCCATCGCTGCATCAATCGCACCAGTTTGATATGGATTCATATACGCTGACATATCAGTGTTGCCGAATTGCCCAGCATTCACTTGGTTGACTGCTCCAGGCCCCATAGAAGCCACTTGATACGGTTGATACTGTGATTCATTAAAGGCTGTTTTTGCAGCACTATTAACTTCATTCTGACCAAAGCCGCCTCTAGCGGTATCAACGGTGCCTTGCATACCTTGTAATTGAAATGGCGAGAATGCAGCAACACTTGGTTGGTCGAATTCCTGATAAGGCTGTGATGCGACCTGTTTTCCTGTGTTAAAGACATCAAATAAAGCCCCTTTGATTTGGGGATCCATTGTAGTATTTGTATCGGAGCTATTTTTACTTAAACTCATTTTCTTTTCCTTTTACCGCCACCGCCGATTGGACGTGGCCTTCTTATTGGTTTTGTTTTTATAGGTAAATCTGCAATTAAACCCGGTATTAAATTAGGCGATTCTTCTGGTGGTTTGCCTAATAAAGAACCCGCAGAACCAGGGCCTCTTAATGGTTGAGTGGTAGCACCAGGTATATTTATTAATGATTCATTGCTACTTGTAATTTCTGGAACGTATGCTGAGGGTGCTCCTACTTCTTTATAGTATGTAGTGTAATCTCCAAACTGATTTTCTTGACCATCTCTAGTATTGCCAGAGCCCGGTTCAGTACCTTCTGCATAATCGAATTCAATCGGTACGCCATCTGCATTCACCATTGGTCCGGTTGGCTCTGGTAAGACAGTGCCAGAACCGTAGGGGCCATAATAACCCATACCCGGATTAGGTGGTACTGCGCCTGGTGGTGGTGTGTAAGGTTCGGGTGTAGCTGCTGGTGGTGGAGCACTGGCTGCTGGCTCGAAACTTTTATAATAATCCATGCCAGGTTGCTGTACCTGATACGGTGAACCATATAGTTGCGAATATTCCATGCCGGTTTGAGGTGCGTATGACGCATCCTCCAAACCAACATCTTTAACCACATCGGGGCCATCAGATTTCAAACTGCCCAGTTTTTCTACTTCGTTTGCACTCAAACCCATTACGCTATTTCCTTAAATAAATAGGTCCAGACCGGCTGATACCCAAGTTTCTTGCCGATACGTTCCCACCCTGGGCGTCCAGCAATCGTTATAAAATCACATTTTGCTTTACTGGCAAAATCCTCTAAAGTCGGTCTCATGGCTAATAACTCATCAAGTTTGCCAGCCGATAAAAAGATATGCAGCGAGCGTTTTCGAGGGTACTTATTTAACTCTGTAATTAAAAAACTATCCTTGCCAGGCCAGAAAATCATTGACTGATTTTCAACGCCTGTCACTACATCCTGATAGGTATGTGTATCCGGTGTATACGTTAGTGCCTTTTCTATTAAAGATTTATAAGGCAATAAAAACTTTGCAGTCTCGCTCATACTGTACTCGCGGATACCGTACCGCTGTTACTTACTTTTAGTTCATACCGGGTGCCATTAGGACTTTTAATAATGAGCCTGGCAGCACCTACTTCTATATCTTGATCTCGCTTAAAATTTTGTACATCAGCAAGTTCAATGGTTAAATTTCGTTGCCGTTCATTTTGTGCTTCATATTGCTCACCGACATTAGGCAATCTCATCGTCTTGATCCTTGAGCGACATCCAAACGCATCGTACCGACACGCCAATCAGCCCCCCTATTGCCCTCTACGCGCATTTCTACTTGTCGTCCGGTAAAACGAACCGAGGTAGGGTTTGCCATCGTGTATGGGCCATGTGTTGACTCAGTAGCATTAGGATAAAGTCGAGTTTTAAATTTAGCGATCACATCGCCTTGCGTTTTCTCATCTGGGATTAACGACTTAGCCACCATTAAGCGATCGCCAGTACCAATCTCTATTGGTCCACTCTCGGCAAAGACGGTAGCTGAATCATAGTCAAACCCAACCTCATGCTCATATATCTTATTATCAGTGCCAACCATGTTCGGATAAATAAATACCCCGGCATCGGTTGCAGCGGTTCTGGCTAATGAGCCGATTGACCAATGGTTTTCACGATAGTTATAAGCAACGTATCGATTGTTTTCTGTTGAATTTGATGATGGGTAAAACCACCAGATTTCTTGATGACCAGAGTTTTTTACGGCGTATACTTTTGAGCGTTGTGCCACATTAATATCACTAAAGACATAATCACCCACATCACTCGGTAATGATCTGACTGAGCCATCATACATAAAGAATGAGTTTTTACCCATCCAGAATGCCGCTGTGTCTGTGGTAGCAGCAGCATTAGCTGATGCAATACCACATCCAGAACCTACCGCTTTGATGCCATAAACAAATGGTGGGCCTTGATAAGTTGCTGCATGACAATCAATGTCGGTAAATAATAATGTCTGACCACGCACTCCCATCGCACAAATAAGGTTACCGGCAGTCTGTAAAGTCAAAGAACCCGCTTGGTTAGTTGTAGCTGGAGCCCACAAATTGTTATCTTCTTGATCTGACCATTGTACTTTGTTGCCGACACCACCGGCTCCTAGTGCAAATACAAATCTTTCATCGGTAACATAGATCGCTGTATTGCTAGTCGGTGCATTGGATAAAACAGCCGCAACAGTTCCAGGGCTTAAAGTCCATTGATAAATCTTACCGTCATGGTTGGAGCAACCTAATAAGTATTCACCCCAACTATCCAATGACCATGTTGTTGCTGGCGTATAACTGCCAGAGTCAGGTCGCGCTATTCCATAACTATCGAAGCCATAAGTCAGTGCACCCCATCCTAAGTTTTGCGTGGCGCTCGGAATCCCGGCACTAAAATTAGCCGGTGTGATGTCAGAAAGAGCGTTTGCGTCACTGACGAAATATAATTTTGATTCTGTTCCAGCAGCCGTTTGTCGGCTCCCAGCGTTATTTGTCCAAGTTAATAATGCACGACAGACACCAGTAAATGCCGAGGTAGTGCGTGCACGCCAACCGTTTACTGGCTGCATACCGCCCTCATACCATCTAACTAGGTTTGCATCATTCCAACGCCCGGCATTTTGTAAATCCGTACCGTTCTTATGCACACCTGGTGGAATTGTTAGGGGTACTAATGGCATAGTCGATACTCTCCAGTGCGGATCATTTCGCATAGTTCTTCGGCTCGATCACCAACTTGTTGTGCCCACCTTGAATCTAAAAAATGTATTGCAGCCGAGTCGTAGGATTGATCCTCCATTGCGTCAATGGCATTCTTGAAATGTAATAATTTAGTAATGCCTAAGTTAAAACATAAATCAATAATGGCATCACGCCTCACTTCATCAAGGTCTCGAAACCAAGGGAACGATGCGCTTAATTCATCAATGACTCGATTGATGTCATTAACGAGTAGATAAGAAATCTCATCATCTGATAAGCCAAGGCCACCGGGACCTATTGAGCGGCCAATCGCAATTGTTTCCATGCCAACCGAGCATTTATAGACATGACTCCTCACCCCTTCGTGGCGAGTTATCATTGAAACTAATTTATCCATAATTACCTACTTATCTTGATTTTGACTGCTGCCGAAATAAAACGAAATAATGGCACTTGCAAGACCACCTAAGTAACCTAGTACCAGGTTAATCAATGCCTCACTGTTCTGCTCTGGCGGCTGGATCGTGACCAAGAAGATATAACCCATGAAGCCACCTACAACAAATAAGGCCATAATCCTTGAGGTCCAGTCTTTTGAAAATTTATTTCTGGCATGCTGTACGTCTTTCACTTCAAGACTAAAAACATCCACTTCAAGTTTCTGCATTTGTATTTCAAAATCAGTCTCGACTTTTTTAACTTCCAGTAATTGTTCTGGCGTGGCTTCTGAAATAGCCCTTTCAATCGCCTTGGGCGTAGTCTCACAACCCAAGACATCAGCGATCATTTTAGCGGCTGTACCGCCCATTGGTCCAGCTAAAGCCGAACCTAGAGTTGGAGCCATACTACCAATCAAATTTTTAATATTAGAAAATTTCATATTTCTTTAGTAGCTCTTTAGCAGTATCGGTTTCATAAATACGAATGAGAGTCCAGGCAATAGTTAGCGCTGCTGCCAAGGGTGGCAGCCAGCCTAACACTGAACCGGTAGTGGCACTCACGGCTACAATATCAATCGCTGTCTTAGTTTCAGTGTCCATATTATTTCTCAATAATGATTGGCTTTTCAACCGATTCAATTAATAGATTAGTGAAGGCAGATAGGCTGACTTCGCGTTGACCTAGTTGCATTTTAATAGCGTTAATCTGAGTCTCAAGATCACGAATTTGCATAATCAAATATCGCTGATTGTCCGAAAGGTCTTGCTCTGGAATTTCTTGGCCATTGATTGATACTACGTTGCTTTGTATTTCTTCACCCATGTTAGATTCCTTTATCATTGATTCCTAATTAGCGGCTATGTAATCTGTACCCGTAGTGACAGCGGCAACGTGCGTGGTTTTTAAACCGTTTGCAGCGCCTGCTATGTCGGGTGTATCATCATCTGCGTCTACTGGTGCATAAAGCAAGATAGTTGATAGATGGTCTACGTTACGTTGTACCACTTCATTTATCTCGACTTGTGTCATTCCTGTTACATCGTGTGTTCCAGCTTTTACTTCGTCTATCAGCGTTACCGAGTCGGTTCCTGCTGCTAAACATTCTGTT